AGACTTCTCAATGATGATGAAGTTTTAGCGACCGTGGAAAACCCTGAAGATATATTCCACGAATTTTAACAATCATAGGAGATACTATGCCCGAAGCAGAAGAAAAAAATGTAATCGATATTGACACTAGCGGTCCTGGTGCTGAAATCGAATTACCCGAAGAAAAAAAAGAAAATGTTGTAGAACAACCAACGGAGGACAAAACATATGAAAATGAGCGTGAAACAAAGCTTGAAGACAATAATCAGTCCGATGACTCATCTCAGAAACTTAATGAGCAGTCTGATGTTTCTGAAACTAAGGATGATGGGAGTGATAAACAACAAGGTCAAGGTAAAGAACTTGAAGAATATTCTGAAGGCGTTAAAAAAAGGATAGCAAAGCTTACAAAAAAAATGCGTGAAGCCGAAAGGCAACGTGATGAAGCACTATCTTTTGCAGAACGTACTAAAAAAGAAAAAGAACATCTTACTTCTAAAGTTTCTCAACTCGATACAGGTTATGCATCAGAGATGGAAAACAGAATTAAGTCGTCTTTATCAGCAGCACAAGCTAAATTAAAAGTTGCTAGAGAAAATAACGACATAAAATCAGAAGTAGAAGCTTCAACTCAAATTTCTCAGTTAGGTTATGAGCAAGCTAAACTAGCAGAACTCAAAACTAGACAGGAAATGGAGTCAAAAGCAAGAGAAGAACAGGAAAAACAGCCTAAAGAACCTGAAATTCCTGCAACTTCAGGTCAAACTGACCCTAGAGCTACCGAATGGGCATCTAAAAACGCTTGGTTTGGTACAGATTCAGCTATGACTTACACTGCTTTTGATTTACACAGAAAACTTACCGAAGAAGAAGGGTTTGATCCTCAATCTGACGACTATTATGAAGAGATTGACAAAAGAATTAAACTTGAATTTCCGCATAAATTTGGTAATGTAACTCAACAGACTAGTAAACCTACACAAACTGTTGCATCTGCAACGCGTAGTCCAAAGACTGGTCGCAAATCGGTGAAACTCACATCTTCCCAAGTAGCAATTGCTAAAAAATTAGGTGTGCCACTAGAAGAATATGCGAAACAACTTATGAACACGAAGGAGGCATAAGCATATGACAAAAGATAAAAAAGCCAATCCACGTGCGAGTCAAACGAAGCAAAGCGATACTAAAAAAGTTGTATCACAAGCTAAAACGGTTGCACCAAAAGTGAAACCAAAAGTTTGGGCTCCACCATCGTACTTAGATACGCCCAACGCGCCAGAAGGATTCAGACACAGATGGGTCAGAATAGAAATCTTAGGGTTCGTCGACACGAAAAACATACAAGGACGCTTAAGGTCCGGGTATGAGTTAGTAAGAGCCGATGAATATCCTGATGAGGACTTTCCAGCAATCACCGACGGCAAATACGCAGGGGTTATCGGGCACGGAGGCCTTGTGCTGACAAGGGTACCAGAAGAGATCGCGAGACAGCGTACTGAATATTATATGAATCAGGCGCAGGATCAAATACGAGCAGTAGACAACGATCTTTTGAAGGAACAGCATAAGAGTATGCCTATCGATATCGATAGACAATCTCGTACAACCTTCGGTGGCAAAGAGTAGTTAATTTTTTAACAATTCCAACCAGCGAAATAAACTAACCGAGATGGTAAAACATCTCACTTAAGGAGAAAAAAACTATGGCTAATAGTTCATCAGTCGGTTTCGGCTTGAAACCAATTAAGATGTACGGCAATGGTTATGAGAACATGGGTTTAGGTGAATACCCTGTTGCAGCATCCTCTGACGCTATCTACAACCAAGATTTGGTTTGTCAGCATACGACAGGATTTGTAATAGTTGGTATCGCTGGTACAGAAGATATTATCGGCTCACTAAACGGTGTTTTCTACACTGATGCTACTACAAACAAGCCAACGTTCCAGAACTACCTTCAAGCATCAAACACTGCTACAGACATCGTTGCACTAGTTAACGACAGTCCGCTTCAGCAGTATGAGATCAGAAGTGACGCGACTGGAGCCTCTTCACAAGCAAGTGTTGGGGAAGTTGCAGATATAACTTACGTTGCAGGAGGAAGTCCGAACTACGTTTCGAAAACAACTCTTGCTTCAGCAGGTTTAGCTGCAGGCGCGACTAAACAATTAAAAGTGATTGGTGTCTCAAGAGACCCGGAAAATAATGACTTAACATCGGCTAACGTCGTATGGAGAGTTGTTATTAACGAGTCGTTCTTCTTGGATGCCACAGGAATCTAATAGGAGTATTAAATTATGGCTATATCACGAAATCAACTAGTTAAAGAACTAGAGCCAGGTTTGAATGCACTATTCGGCCTGGAATATAAACAGTATGATCAAGAACATACTGCTATATACACTACAGAGTCATCTGACAGAGCTTTTGAAGAAGAAGTTATGTTGTCAGGTTTCGCTCAAGCACAAGTAAAACCAGAAGGTTCAGGTGTTGTTTATGACAAGGCTCAAGAAACTTTCACAGCTAGATACACTAACGAAACAATTGCGTTAGCGTTTGCTATTACTGAGGAAGCTATTGAAGATAACTTGTATGACAGACTTGCTTCTAGATATACAAAAGCTTTAGCAAGATCTATGGCTCAAACTAAACAAGTAAAAGCAGCTGCACCATTAAACAATGGTTTACCTGGAGGAAGTTTCAATTCAGGTGACGGTGTTACTTTATTTAACACTGCGCATACAACTATTGCTGGATCTTTCAGCAATACTTTAGCGACTGCTGCGGACTTAAACGAAACTTCATTAGAGCAAGCGATGATTGACATTGCTGCGCTTACTGATGAAAGAGGTTTAAAGATCGCTGCGAAAGCTACAAGAATGGTAATACCATCTGCACTTCAATTTACTGCTGACAGACTTATGAATTCTGCTGGTAGAGTTGGAACTGCTGACAATGATATTAACGCACTAAGAAACATGGGAATGATTCCTGGAGGATACTCTATTAATCACTACCTAACAGACACAGATGCGTTCTATCTAATCACAGACGTGCCAAATGGTATGAAACATTTCGAAAGAGCTCCATTGACTACTAAAATGGAAGGTGACTTCGATACTGGCAATGTAAGATACAAAGCTAGAGAAAGATACGTATTTGGTGTATCTGACCCTAGAGGTATTTTTGCATCACCAGGTGCTTAATAAATAATTTTTTGAGGCGGGACACAATCCCGCCTCAATCATAAAATAGAAAGGAAAAATGCACCCCAAAAACTTCAGAGTTCAAATATTCGCTTATAAACATTATGCAGATTTTATAGTAAACTGCATCGATGCCCCATTAGACATAGAAAATGCTATCATTGACAAACTAGGAAAAGGTGATATAAAATGGGATTATCTTGGAGAAATGCATGATCCAAGAGTAAAAAGAATAACCTATGAGGAGGTTATCAATGGAGGCGATAATGCAACACCTAGGCGACCTGTACACGAAGAAGAAGGGTCTGGATCTGGAGTGGGAGCAGGAACACCTTAAAGAGGGTAGATATACTCTCAACATGGTTAAGATTGACCGAAAAGTTAGAGAAGTCATTAGCCATATAAAACTTGCAGAAGCTAAAAAAGAGCATTTGCAAAATAAGGTAGAAGACGCTGCTCCTCAAGTTTCTGTAGCTACTTAATAAAAAGCTACATCGTTGGAAAAAATCAATCCACACTGTAGGCTCTCTTGCACTCAATATAAAACTGTTGTATAAAAGACATACTAAGATAATTAATTCATAAATTGGTTATTCTTTTCTTAGTAAGAATAACTGGCGCATGGAGGCGCTGATTATATGACAACACATTTTAAAAATGGAGTTACTAACGTAGTAGGAAAAGATGGAGGTTCTTCTGTATTTAGTGGAATCAAACAACCTCTTATTACAGGTGGGTACGAACAAGAACAAGCGTACCAAAACGACTGGCAAATTTACAATGATGAAGATTGGACACAAACATCAACAGGTGGATCTGATTTTCAATTAGCAGAATATGCTGGTGGATGGTTAAGACAAGGAGATAATGCTCCTGCTGCTGGTGAGGTTCAAGGTATTGCAGGACCACAGGTTTGGCAATTCAATGCAAACCAAAAATGGTGGTTCGAAACTAGCATTGCGATAACTGACGTAACTGAGTTAAACACTTGGGTTGGATTCGCTTTAAATGGTTATGCAGATTCTGATACTTTACCAACTGATGGTATTGGATTCTCACACCTACAAGATACAACTTCAATTCAATTCGTTTCTAGAAAAAATGGAGCAGGTGTATCTTTTGATATGTTAGAGTCAGCAGGTGGATCTACTTTTGCTATGTTAGATTCTACTGTACCTACACAAACAGCTACAGTACAAGCTAAACCAACTAACTCAGTTAGATTAGGTTTTGCTTATCAACCAGCTGGAAGTGAGTTAGGTGTTACTGCAAACCAATTCAAATTGTACTTAAACGGAAATCCTGTTGGAGTACAAGCAGCTACAACTGTACCAGATGATATTGCGTTAGAACTCAATATTATGGGTGCACATAAAGGAACAGTTGCTAATCATTTAGTATGTGATTATTTCAACACATTCCAATCTAGAGTGGCTGGAACTGGCGTAAGCGCATAATAATTAATTAGGTGCTCCTTCGGGAGCACCTTTAATTTAATAGGAGAAAAAATGTCAACATCATATTCAAGTGATCAAACAACCTTACTTATGGATACTATAGGTTCTGATACTTTATCACGAGCAGGTAGAGCTAGAATTACTTCTATTCAAGGAAAAGGAATAGCAAGTTCAGTTTTAAAATTACATGACTGTGCAACAGCAGGTGCTGCCGCTGCAGGTAATTTAGTAGCTACTTATAAATATGGAACTGAAGGATTAGAAGTATATGTCCCTGGTTCAGGTATTTTATTTAAAGATGGAATTGTATTTAATTTAGCTGGAGCAAGTGGAAGCGTTACGGTAACGATTACGGGAGCGTAGTCTAATGGCCACTATTACTTATACAGTCACTGTAGCTTCAGGGACTAACCAATACGGAACAGGTAATAAGTTTTATATCAATGGTGCCGTAAGTCCTGATTTAAATTTAGTTGAAGGTAATACATATATCTTTGATCAGTCAGACAGTACCAATGGTACACACTTTCTTGCTTTTTCTACTAGTGCAAATAATTCACCAGCTGCACCTTATACAACTGGTGTAACGGTTACAGGAACTCCAGGAACAGATGGTAAAACTACAATCGTAGTTGCAACATATGCTCCAACTTTATATTATTATTGCACAGCACACGCTGGAATGGGAGCAACAGCTTTTACTCCTGCGGCAGGATCGATTTCAAACCAATCTACTTTTGAATCTACATTTACAATTGATGAAGTAATTGAAGATGCGTACGAAAGATGTGGTGTTCAAGGTATCACAGGTTATCAATTGAAAGCAGCTAGAAGATCTTTAAATATTTTATTCCAAGAATGGGGTAACAGAGGATTGCATTATTGGGAAGTTGGAAACACAAATGTTTTATTAGTTCAAGGTCAATCTGAATATACTTTTTATAGATCAACAGCAGATGGTGCAAGTTCAACAACAGCAGGTGGAACTAGCACGACATTAACGTATGGTTTAGCAGATATTCTAGAAGCTAGTTACAGACAAAATTACAATAATACAAGTCAATCAGATTCACCATTAACTAAAGTTGATCGATCAACTTATACAGCTTTTTCTAATAAAACTGCATTAGGAACTCCATCACAATTTTGGGTTCAAAGATTTATAGATAAAACAACAATGACTTTATATCAAACACCTGACTCTACAGCAGCAGGTAATTATATTTATATAAACTTTGTAAAAAGAATTACAGATGCAGGTGCTTATGATAACGTTGGTGATATACCAAATAGATTTGTACCATGTATGGTTTCAGGTCTAGCGTTTTATTTATCTCAAAAATGGGCTTTAGATAGAACACAACAATTAAAATTATTATATGAGGATGAATTATCAAGAGCT